TCAGGTAAGACTCTCCTTGCTGGCCTTATAGCCGCAGAGTTTAATATACTGTGGTTTGACTTAGAGCATGGCTCCCTTACTTTAAAGCAGTTACCTTTAGAGTACCAGCAACGTATTGAACTTATTAGAGTTCCAGATGACAGGACTAATTACCAAGCGATTACTACCATGCTGTATGTAACCGAAGGTAAGGCGGTAACTGTATGCGATACTCATGGAAAGATTGGGCCTTGCGGTACATGTGCTATCGCAAAAGCTGCCGGTAATGCTGCTAATATTGGTACTGAAATTCCAGTAGATATTGAAAGGCTTAGCCCAGATTGGGTAGTTGTAATGGACTCTATGACTCAGCTATCTCACTCTGCTATGGGCAAAGCATTCAAAGGTGCACAGTCTGAGACAAATATAAAACCCGAGTACTCTCACTATACCGCACAGGGATTTTATTTAGACCGCCTATTCACAGCAGTACAGAACTCCAAAGCTAACTGGATATGTATCTCTCATGAGGAATCATTAGAGCAGGAAGATAGTTCTGAGAAGATAGTACCTATGGCAGGTACAAGAAGCTTCTCTAGGAATACTGCAAGATACTTCGACCATGTAGTCTATACTTCCATTGAGAACTACAGCCATGTTGCAAGTTCTTCTGGTATGGATTCTAATAAAGTATTAGCAGGTTCTAGAACTGGAGTATCTCTCAAAAAGAATCCTGACGCTAATGGTATTATCTCTCTACTCCGCCACCCTAAAGAACTTTCAGTAGATGGAGCAAGAGTAGTAACTACTAAACCGGGAATTAAACTTCCGGGAGTTACCGCAACAGAGAAGCCTGCATTAATTGATACCTCTAACTTAGCTGGAGGTAAGCCTGATCCGCTAGCAGCAGTACGTGCTAAGCTAGCAGCAAAGAATCTTGGGGGTACTTAACCCTAGATGTAGTACCGTAGTACCGTAGTAAACTAACGCAACGCAACGCATATCTATGCAACGCAACGCAAACTAACGCAACGCAATTAACTTTAAACTATAAGGAACGCATTATGAGCAACGTAATTAGCCGTGATATTCTCAAGAATATGTCAATCTCTGAACTACTGAATACTCCTCTGTCTCAGATAGAAGAAGCAGCTAGTTTTGTACTTCCGCCTGAAGGTGCATATATCTTCTTGGTTAACTCTGCCGGACTGGTAACTATCGGCAATGGAGACAAAGCAAGAGAGGCTTTTGGTTTTGCACTCTCAGTTGATTCTACACTAGCTCTTGTAGACGATACTGCAAAGCCAGTAGATGCTGGAGCCGAGTTTGATATTAACTACATCGGCGGTCAAGGTGTAGCATATATGAAGCGTGACTTCCTTGAGGTATCAAAGACTTTCGGCGAGATGCTACTCTCAGAGTTTGGCCCTAAGATCACCGGCTGCAAGATTCAGGCAGTGCTTACTCACCGTCCTGATGCTACTGATCCTAATAAGAAGTATCCACAGCTACAAGAAATTACCTTAGTATAGTTGTACAGTACTAGTAATTGTAGTTAGTACAATGTAGTTATTTAGGTGGGAGGCTTCGGCCTCCTGCTTATTTTATATAATACTAAAAGCGAGAGTTAGATGGAAAATAATCTGCAAGTATCTCAGAGTAAAGGTGTGGTTGTATACGTGGATCGTCACGATACTAAGTATGTACACAATTTTCGTAGATTCTTTCCCGGCTATCTCTTTGATGTTGAATACTCCCTAGTTAAGATGCTATGGTCAGTACAAAATACCTGCAAGCGGTTAAGTGTTACTCAAGTAGTATGCAGTTCCCAGTCATTACTATCTCTACTACTCCGCGCTCACGATACGAACGCAACAGGAACTGTTACCAAGTATGCAGGTTCTGTATTCTATATCCCTGCTACAGAAGACCATCCACAAATTCGAGTATTAATTCTTCCCTCCCCTCGATTACTTTTATACTCTAGAGAGTTACCATTCCTAGTATCCCGTTGGATTCAGAAACTTAATAACCCTAATTTCCCAGTATTCCCAGCCTTAGATTGGGAGCGATTAACTAGTGAAAACATAGATAGATTTTATGATGAAGCTAAGTCTGCTTTACTTATCTCTATAGATATTGAGACTAAGAGAGTACCGGTAGACCCTGCAATCTGTACAAGTACGAAGCCAGAATTCAAAGGTATTTGGGTTTATGTACACAGAGGTATGAGTAAGGGTAAGAAGAAGTATATACCAGTAGCTCCAGTTATCTCAATGGTAGGGTATTCTTTGCTGTTGCAAAATCCCAACGGTACTTTATACTCTAAAACTGGAGTACTTCCAATTAACTCTATGGTAGATATAGAGTACATGCGGAAGTTTAACTCTCTCCCTGCCGAGAAGGTTATGCAGAATGGCGGGTATGATTCTACTTATTTCTTAAGGTACAATGCTCCTGTATTTAATTACGTATATGATACTTTCGTGGCAATGCACTCTTGGTATGCAGAACTCCCACGTAACCTTGCATTCATTACTTCCTTGCTTGATCGCGATTATATACACTGGAAGGATGAAGGTGAGCATGGGATGGCACAGTACAATGCTAAGGATTGCCATAACACTTTGTGGAGTATGGTACACATAATAGACCAGTGGCCGCAGTGGGCCGCTGAAAACTACTTTGAGAATTTCCGAATGCAGTACCCTTGTATACAATGCGGTGCTGAAGGATTCCTAGTAGATTTGGATGAGCGGGAAAGACTACGGCAAGAGCGAGTACTCCTAGTCGCTGAGGCAATTAAACGCCTTAATAAGATTATTACTCCCGGTTTTAATCCTGCCTCCCCTAAGCAAGTTCTAATTGCACTTAAAGGTTTGGGATATAAGAAAGCTAAGAGTTCAGATAAGGCAGCAATGGCAGAGTTCCGGGAGGCTCATCCCTTATATGATATAATAGGCGAACTTATAGATAGTGTGCGTAAGAATCGTAAGGCGGTGAGTAATTACTTTGAGTCCCAGCTACTCGCAGGTAGATTCCTGTATGAGTTAAACCCCGCAGCCACTGATACTGGTCGTATGAATAGCAGTGCTAGTAATTTATGGTGCGGAGGTAATATACAGAACCAGCCACTATATGCCAAGAGTCAGTACATTGCAGATAAAGGGTATGTGGTTTGCAATACTGACGCCAAGCAATCGGAGTCTCGTACCACTGCATACATGAGTGAAGACGAAAACTTAATTGAAGCTGTTGAGAGTCCCTTAGATTTTCACAGAGTAAACGCTTCTAAGTTCTTCGGTATGGTATATGATAAGATAGATAATACTATTCGTAACTTAGGTAAGCGCGTCAATCACGGAGCTAACTACAATATGCAGGAGGCTATGTTACTGCGTACTATGGGTAGGCGTAATGTAATTCGTGCGCAGAGGCTACTTAAGCTTCCAACTACTATGAGTCTACTTGACGTAGCTAGGTACTTACTCCAATGCTTTGATAAGACATATCCAAAAGTACGTGGTAAATTCTACAATGAAATAATCTATGAGATTCAGACTACAGGTAAACTAGTAGGCCCAACAGGTTGGACTAGATTCTGCTTTGGAAATCCTGCAAACTCTAAGCCTGAATTGAACTCTTATGTAGCACATGGCCCACAGAGTTTTAGTGTAAAGATTATTAATGAGGCGTTCTTTGCAGCTTGGAGATACCAGATTAGAGAGAACAAAATACGACTTAAAGCTCAAGTGCATGATGATATTATATGGCAATGTAAGCCTGAGTACTGTACTGAAAGCGCAGAAGTAATATCTAAACTAATGAGCAAGCCTTATGTAGTACGCGGTAGGACTATGATTATTCCTAACGACCCAGTTACAGGTAAGCAAAATTGGAAGGAACTCAAGTGAGAAGCGCAGTAGCAATTAGTAGATGGAGCATCTATGTCGAAGCTTGATAGAAAAATAAAAGCTACTAACGGATTAGACCTATACTTGGAACTGGTAGAATTAACTGAGCCTCCATTAATATTCCATCGCTGGAGTTTCATTAGTGCAGTTGCAGCCTGCTTAGGTAGGCAAGTATGGTTGCCATTCGGAGAGTGGAAAATATACCCTAATTTTTATACTACACTTATTGGCCCACCGGGGGCCAGAAAGGGAGTAGCTATTGGTACTATAAGTGAATTACTCCGAGAGTCGGGATACCAATACTTTAGTGGAGATCGTAGCTCTAAAGAAAAATTTATGGCAGATTGGGAATTCGGATTCGATAAGATTAATCGTGGCGCAGAACCTGATGATAAGAATACTAACTCTGGTATAGATATGGTAGATGAAGTATTAACTCCAGCAGGACGAGATACTACTAAAGTAAGTGAAGTGTTTATTAAAGCTGGAGAGTTGGAGGATTTTCTAGGCTCCGGTAATTCTAATTTCATAAGCACACTTACGAATCTTTGGGATAACTTACCTTACTATACAGATCGCTTTAAGAATTCCAAGTCTCTTTATATTCCTAACCCTACAGTAAATATGCTAGGCGGCGCCACTACTACAACCTTTGCAAGTATCTTCAGCACTAATATAATTGGGCAAGGGATGTTAAGTAGAATGTTACTGATCCACGGCAAGGGGCAGAGACTCCGACTTACGATTCCTCCTCCTTTACCTCCTGACTTAAAAGTTATGGTGATTGATTTACTCCGCACCATACGTGCTACCTTATATGGGGAAATTGGATTAGAGAAAGTAGCCTATGATGCGCTGGATTTTATTTATAATAACTTTGCAGAATTACCAGATGCTCGATTCGCTTCATACTCTAGTAGAAGATTCACTCACTTACTTAAGCTTTGTATCATTGTAGCAGCTTGTGATCTGAGAACTACTATAACTCTTGATGATGTGATCTTTGCAAATACGATTTTAACTTACACTGAGAAAGCTATGCCTACTGCATTAGGAGAGTTTGGTAAAAGCAGGAATTCTGAAGTAGCGAATGTGGTATTGGATGAAATTAGAAATTCAGCAGGAGTAGGCGGGATTACCATACGAGAGTTGTTTGCAAAAGTATCTCAAGATGTAGATACTACTTATGATCTAAGTAACTTATGTATGAAACTGGCTGAGAGTGGGAAGATTAAAAAAGGTACTAAGGACGGGGATGTAGTACTCTTACCAGTAGAAGTTAAGTTAGGAGTAGGGAATCAATACGTTAATTTTAATTTACTTTGGGAAGTTAAACTAGATAGCTTTTAGTTAGAATTTAACATAATTTAATAGGAGTACAACCACATGAACACTGAGCAGCTAGAGAAGTGGATTGAAGAGCACGCAAGTTACAGCGCGCCCGGACCCGGATTTACGTCACTACTGATTGATTCAGAAGACCTGCGCGCCCTATTCGCAGGCAAAGTACTGGTAGATGTAGGCAAAGACGCAAGCTGCATTGCTGCGTTGGAGCACGAACTGAGCGTCATGCAGGCTACTGTCAGCAGCTACAAGTCACCGGGCGAGGCATTGCGCGCATTGATTGATTGGAATTGCGCCATAGCTGTAGACCCGAAAGTTAATGGTGGCAAGATGCTGGTGCCTGTGGAGCCTACTGAAAAAATGACCGAGGCAGGTTGTGTGCATCATACTTGTGTACAGCAAGACCCTTGGTACTCAAACGAAGAAATTTCTGAACGCGATTGCGCGAGTATTTACAAGGCCATGATCACCGCATCACAGGAACTAAATGGATGCTCTCACGATTGGGTTGACGCCACAAATGATGTGGTATCAGGCGCTGACATATGCCGGAACTGTTTGTTAGTACGTGAAAAACCAGCATCACAGGAGCCATAAAAACCAGCAGCATAGTAAACAAAGTTCCAATAACCTTAGGAGATAGTAATATGAAAGCGCAAAATATGAATGACCCTACTACATTTGCAGATAAGAAGTGGTACACAGTACTTGTATCTCGTGCAGTAGATACTCCAAAAATTGTACAAGTAGTGGATAAGGGAAAAGATGGTACAGAAGAATACAGAACTGTACCGTACATTACTAGTAACCAAGCAGAAGCAGAAACTTTCGCAGAGGAAGGTAGGCTTCAGTTCCCTACTTACCAGTATACTGTAGTACAGCTTGTTCCTGTATCGGATGAACCGTCTGTTACAGATTGTCTAGTATTAGAAATTACTAATACATTCCCTGCTGGAGAAGCACCGGCTCCAGAGCCTGCACCAGAGTAAGAGAGTAGTACAATTGCAATATTAACCAACCCCCTATCAGGAGATACAAGCATGAAAAACAGCAGAGAGAATCCAGACTACTACGCAAACATGGTAGCTACACTCAGCAAGCCGGGAGTAGCGATCCTTCCCACTATGGACTTTGATAAAGCAGAACTGCTACACATGGCAGTAGGAGTATCCACAGAAGCAGGAGAACTACTGGATGCTTTCAAGCGCCACATCTTCTACAACAAGCCACTGGATGAAAAGAATGTCCGGGAAGAATTAGGCGACTTAGAGTTCTACATGGAACGTATACGTCAAATGCTGCACATTAGTAGAGAGGAAGTACTGGCAGAGAACTACCACAAACTCATGACAAAGCGATACCCGGATGGATATTCTGACGAAGCTGCTACAGCAAGAGCGGACAAGATCGAAGAAGCAGTGGTGCAGTACCCAGTAACAGATAGCCAATAATACAACTAGGAGATAGAATCATGGCAACATCAAGAGCAGTAAAGAAGGCAAGTACAGTACGTAAAGGTAGTGTGAGTAAGGCGAAGGCGACGAAAGCTACTGGTAGTCGGAGAGGGCAATCTATAGCAGGAGTAAATCAATTCCTAGCAGACGCAGCCGTACGACATCCAATCAGAGTAACACCGCCAGCGTCTACCATCGAAGACACACTCCGAGATCGTGGTAGTAAGTATGGCTCCTTTATTACCCACGCGCGGATAACTCAAGACTTGAAGTGTGTGATGCGCGGAGGTGCGAATTTGGGATGTGCCCATACTAACTGGAGCCAATTGACTTCCAGTCAGCAGGAGTGTCTGGAGATGATTGCACACAAGATTGGCCGCATCCTAAACGGTGATCCTACCTATGTGGATTCGTGGACGGATATTATTGGATATACAAGACTGGTGGAAAAGGAGCTTCTCAGGGAGGAGTTACTTTGAAGCTAGTGAATTAGGACTATTGCTAACTTTCCTATTTGTCTTGGCTTGTGTTACAGCTTTAGCAATAGGAGAACTAGCCCAAGCTAAAGGACAAGTAGTTACTCAAGCTGAGCCTACTCCAATTGTAGAGCATACTATGAATCCAGTAGTGAGCTGCTACACTTGGAATGGGCAACTCAGTTGTGTTAATGTAAGGTAGGATTCTTGAAACTCCAGACAAAAAGAAACCCTCTTGGACTTAACATCCTTGAGGGTTTTGTGTATGTACCAGACTGTACTCCACTAAGTTACTTCCCACTTCCACACTACGTTAAAACCTTAAAGCATTAGAATCCAATACCACTATAATCCCCTAGCTGTTCCTCTACTTCTGCTCCCATAATTTCCTGTAAGTATCTTCCCTGTGGACTAGTGTTTGAGTTCCTGAGTCTATCAATCTGACCTTGAGTAGCATTCCTGTAGTTATTACCAGCCCACCGAGTAAAGCTTTCAATATCCCCTCCACGAGTAGCATACGCGCTCATAGTATCTAGGTACGATTGAGGGTCGTCTACTCCCCCACGAATTTGAGTGCGGTAGGCGTCGCCTAAGCTATCCAAACTAGCCTGTCTAGCGACCTTATAGGCATTTGTCCGATAGAAGGCATTAACCGCAATTGCTTCGTCAAGAGGTCTAGAACCCATTAACCGCGTGGCTACATTCCACGCATCCCAACTATCAAGCTGTGCAAGTGTCTGGCCACTTGCCGTAGTCCTTTCTCCCTGCATTAACTGAGCTAGCCCCATTAGTGGACGATTGAATCCGCTGTGAGCTAATGCATCTAGCATAGTAGCTTTAAGCATAGCAGGGTCAGTGGCATTACCTTGACTTAATCTATCTACTGCAGTCAATACACTACCAATAAATCTACCAGTTACAGCAATCGCGGGTACTTCACTCGGAGAAGTTGGTAGAAGTATTGGAGTTCTAGGAGTTAGGTCTCCGCGAGAATACAAATCAATTCCATTGCCGAATACTGGAACGGCTGCACTAGACGCTGTACCATACATCAGCCAATTAGCAGCGGTATCTCCGAGCACGGAATTCGAGACTTTGTAGAAGTCATTGTTTTCTAAACTCCGCTCACCTATGTACTGATTCATTAGTTGGAATCCCGGAACAGATTGTGCTCCGAATATCCCAGCTTGTAAACCAAGCATAGTAGCTACTGCCCTCTTATCCCCATGAGCTACATTGCTGAATAAACTTTGGAGTAGATTAAACTGGTAAGTTTGGAATAGTCCCACCGCTTGCCCGAGCCAACCTTGAAATAGAGTAGGGCGTTGACTTGCAATGTAATTACCGTTTACCCGGTTAACGAAAGCATTAATAGTGCTCCACTTAGTAGCTTGTGGTACTCTTAATGTATCTGTTACTAAGTCTGCAATACGAGCACTAACAAATTTAGCTAGTTGCTCACTCTGGTCAGAGGGTATGGAAATAGTATCAACTACCTTGTTCAACTGATCTGTAAAAGTTTTAGTATTGGAAACCGCAGCCAGTTTAGAGAACTGAGCTTCTGCTGCTTTCATATCCTCAAGAGTAGAAGTAAGTAATCCTTTACTCCTGTACAAGCTAACTAACTCTGGCTTAGTAAAGAAATCCTTGATAGCTTGGTGTGCCATAGGAAGCATGGAGCCAATAGATTCTTTAGTACCCGGAATGTTTACACTTGTACCGTCTCGCAGTACTTGCCAGCGATCCTTAGATGCGAATCTTTGCAGTGCCGCAAACTCACTCTGAGCCATAATAGGAAGGCTAACTAAGTTCACGAGTGCGTGGGCAGAATCCATACGTAGCATTGAAGTACCAACTACAAAATTCATTTTACTAATTAATGGCCCAAGTACAGATTTAGGCGCATCCACATTAGTAAGAAGTAACTGACTAGCTTGAGTATAAATCTTTTCCATACCGTAAGAATCCAGTACTTCATTCATCTTCTGCCAGTCACCAGTTTTTACAGCGCCTCGCCCAGCACTAAGTACAGTATATAATGCTTTACTAACTGCAGAGTCTGTAATTGTATTAATCTGTGCCCACAAGTTATCCGTAGAGTCTGGATGCACATTAAGCATCATAGCTTTCATATCACTAAATACATTTCGCTGTTTGGTATCTTTACCTACGGCAGAGTTATAAGTACTGATCCAGTCAGAGCTAGCATCCAACGCAGCCACTTCTTCCCCGTACTTAGCTTCAGTCATAGTACGAGTAAGACTTCTATGCTGACGTACTAGAGATTCCTTATACTGGTTGAACAGCTTAGGATTAGGTTGAGGAGCTACATCCCACATAATACCTTTACGTACCATGAGAGAATTAACATTAGTATCTCTGAATAGTTTAACTCCCTTGTACTCTCCTTCTGCTTCCTTGTACTTCTGAATATTTTTCTTAGTGTAGATTCCTAGTTGTTTATCTGTGTATTGCGAACGTAAATCTGCAATCTTTCGCTGCAAGTCCTGTGCATCTTTAGCTACTACCATACCTGTGTCCTGCATACCAAACAGTCCCTGCTCTTTGATAACTACGAGAGCGTGGTGTGGATACAGTGCGGTATCTGCCGGGCCGGGATACATATTCTTAGGGTCAATAGTAGAGTTACCTCCAATCCGAGCAGCTAAAGAATTCTTATGCTGGACTATTTCATCCCCATTATACTGTACCATATCCTGCCAGAACTTAGCTAAGTTAGGATTCTTAATTGTTTTTACAGTATCTTTTAGTGTAGCAGCAAGTTCTCTTGCCATATCTAAAGCAGTCTCATAGTCTCCTGCAGGATCAGTAATCATAGAATCTAAAGACTTACGTATCTCTCCTCTCCAGATTCTAGCACTGCCATCTACAGGGCCAAATAAACTATTAATTACTCCAGATTTCTCAAGAGCTTCTAGTACATCTTCGTTAATATCCCCATAAGTAGCTATATTGTCTAGCCACTCTTTCATAGTCTGAGGTACGAACTGGTACTCCATACCGGATGGAGCTTGTCTAAGCACAGAATCTAGTACAGAGGCTTCCATTACTGCGCCTTCATCTGCTGCTAATTTAATTATCAGTGGGTCAAAAGCAGAACTAACTTCAGCAGCTTTACGATTCATTACTTTAGATACAATATTCCCTATGTACTGGAAGAATGCTCCACCAGTACCTACTTCCTGATTCGCAGAAGTAACAATTCCAGAAGTACGATCAGTAGGAGATATATTATCTGCTGCGTTGACTTGAGATTTAAAAGCTTCGGCAGGTAAAGTTTCAAAATCTTCTTTGAAGTATCCTGCCACTGCAGTATTAACTGATTCTCTCATTACATTAATACGTTGACGCGTAGCTTCAATTCCCCAGACTCTTGTACCATCTACCACAGCATCACGATCTGCACGGACTATAGCGTGACGAGGGACTCTTGGGTCTACTCCCTCTTGAAGTGAAAAGAAAGGTAAGTCTTTTTGATCGTCTAAAGCTCCTGCAGGTAAGCCACTCATACCCTTCTTAGGGTCATATAGTCTCTTAACTGCGGAACTCTTAAGTACAAATTCCTCTCCTACATCTAAGATTCTTGCAATCTGTCCAGTAGTAAGTATGCGAGCACCCTCTATTACTTCTCCTGCAGATTCTTCAATACTTACAAAAGAGAATCCTTTTGTAGACTCATCTATTACATGCTTACCTTTAGCTGTAATACCTGCAGCTTTATTTTTAGCTTCTAAAGCTGCATAAGAACTACGTCTTAGAGTCTCTGCTTGCTCTAATTTAGAGTGGATAATCAAGTCATCCAGACTCTGATACTGAGAGCGTACTTGTACCCCATCCCGGACAACATTCACGTTAAGCCCGAGAGCTTTTGCGGTAGTTAGGTCTGGCAGGTTGTAGAAATCTACTACAGTGTCTGCTTTAATATCCTTACGTAAGCCCGCGACGGCATACTTCGCACTCGCTTTTAAGTAATCTATCTTGGTGGCGTCGAACTTCTCACCGAGCTTAGTTACCTCACCTCTCCCATAGTGAATATTATCTTTAACTAGTTTAATTTCTGGACTAATATCAGCAGCAGTAGGAGTTACACCGTTAGGGAAAAGTTTCCCAGTCTGGAGATCAATAGCTTGTTTACCTTTTCGGAATAGTCCTGCTAGTGCTTTATTCCCTACCATAAATCTGAATAGCTCTGGATGCTCTTTACTAGCAGAAGCAGCGTCGAATAAATTAGGATTAGAAATCTGAGAGTAGGCATCTGCAAGTAACTCTTTAGGATCATTCATGTAATCCCAATGTCGTTGCTGATTTTTACTGAGACCTCCTCTAGATTCTAGTATCTTATTATATTCATCTATTCGTGCCCAGTCTTCTGGTCTAGACTTGCGAGATAGAGTCTGAGCAGATGTGAGTACTTTCTTCATAATAGGAGACTTGGCTGACAGTTGTGCAGCACTGTGATTAAGTACGAGGTGCCCTGCTTCATGACGAAGTGTCATCATGTTATTCCAAGCTACTGGATCATTTGCATCTAGTAGTTCCCGAATACGTGCAAAAGCTCTAACTCCACCAGCTTCATCCATGTTAAAGTGTCTAGTACTAGTAGCCGCTCCATATACTGTCTGCACTTCAGCATCAGCTGCTGCTTGGGTTATAGGCCTACCTGCAGATTCCGCAAGGTGCATTCTCCAAGCAGCAGCTTCGTAATCGAACATAGCTTCTACTTGGGGAGTAGGAACATCAAATAGAATATCAGTAAGGTACATAGGTTTATACTGCTCAACTCCACTTAGAAGTTCTATAGGGTCAGCTTTACCTTCATCTATGAGTTTGAGTAGGTTATCTGCAATACGAGTATCTCCACCAGCTACATCTTTCAGTGCCAGTTTGAGCTGTAGTTCAGAATTATTGGCTTTTGTATTCCAATCAGCTTGCTCTCCTTTTGGTAAGGCACCAAATTCAGGAGAAGTCCTAATATTCTTGGCTTGTACGTAAGATTGGGCTACTGACGTGGCACGGTGGCCCGCAGAAATTTTATTATTAGTTCCTTCCTGCATTACTTTAATTGTGCCAATACCTTGCGACTTAGCGTAGTTAGAAAATTCTCCCTTTAATTTACCTACGTTACCTACAGCTTCAAAGATACCGCCGAGTGCTGTACCGAAGAAAAGTCCAGTAGCAGCAAGTCCTAGATTTGCTTGTATTGCATCAAAGTAATCTAAGTCCTCGCCGTTTAGACTAGAACTCTGATTCATTGTAAGTAATACGGCACCTTCAAAAGCTGCTGCTTCTAGTGCTTGTTGGTGAAATCCTGCAGCAATAGTCCGTAGTTTGTTTTGCTGTACTGCTGCGTAGGCATCCATACCTTTAGTTGCAATCTCCTCCCGTACTGCTGTAAGCCTAGTATCAGGTACGAGCGCCCTTCGGAATCCTGTACTTAAGCGAGCAGTAGAAGTGGAAGCAGCAATAGCTTTCTGTCCTGCACGTAAGGCACGTATGCCCCCAAGTCCGGGAATAAAGGAACCGGCAATAAATCCTACTGCATCAATACCAGTCTGATTTTCTTTATAGTAATTTGCAGTATCAGTAGCTCCCATACCTCGAAGCGTATCACCGACATCTGCACTTTCAGCTTCTCCGCCTAGAACATTTACAAGTGCTACACCTGTATTGTATATACCAAGACCTGCACTCAGGGCAGCTGCACTTATTCCATGCGTAAGAAAATCTCCTACTCCTTCGGAGAAAGATTTATCTTGATCTTGGAAATAGGAAGAACTGTATTCAAAATTTGGATTTACTAATGTGTTTGCCATAGTGGGAATCTCTTATTTTACGGTAGTAAATATTGACCAGTACGAGAAGTTGAGAATGCCTCATTTAGCCTTGTAAGCCTTGCCCGCTCCAATTGTAATTTTCTCAACCAGTGTGCAGGATTTGTAGCATCACCAGCTAACTCAGTTCCTGCCCCTAAAGCGGGAGTATTAACACGCTGCAATCCAAATCCAGTTACAGTATTAGTGGCTTTGAGTTGATACTGAGACATAGCAGCTAAGCCTTTAGCAGCAGTTTCTAAATCTACTGTAGAGTCTGCGCCTACTTTTCGTATTGCATCTGTAGCGAAATCTCCAAATGTAGTACTATTGATATTTAGCGTTTTCATAATATCTACAGCAGCAGCAGGTAAAGGAATTGTAGTGTCCCAAGATTCATAATCTACCTTACTTGGATTTACAATATCAATTACATTCGTAGCTTTACTAAGCAAATTATCAATGTCACTCCTAGAATCTTGATATATACTAGCCATAGTAACTCGGATTTGTGTATCCTTGGCCTCATCTGTAAGTCTAGAATTCATAAGTATAGGACGCACATTGTTAGCTACGATTGCTTGTAGTTCTGGAGATATCCAAGTCTGTCCTTCAATAGCTACAGCAGTTTGGAATGCCTTATACGGGTCAGTAGAGTTAAAAGTCTGAGCTGCTCCTAATGCACCGTATGTCATGTACTGCTGCATCGCATAGGCTCTTTCAGGAGCCACAGTCTTATTTCGTAGGGCCATATCAAATTCTTCGATATTTGCGTAATTAGTACCGAATATACCATTAGCTTCTAGCAGTCTGGCATTCATAGACTCTCTAGCAGCTTCATTATTTTTAGCAAGCCTTAGCGCATAGCCTATTTGCTCTTGGGATACCCGCAATTGCTCTGTCTGAATAATAGAATTAACAGCGCGCTGAGATAGATCTCCACGTTGGAGTTCTGCAGCAAGCTGTCCTCTAATGTTCTGCATACTGGTATTAGTGAACCCTAGTTGAGTCTGCCAGTTCTGCAACATAGCATCATTCATACCTTTCTCAGCATTCAAAACACTGACTTGGTTCTGTAGTTCCATACGAGTAAAGTACAACCCACGATTAACTGCTTGCTTAGCTTCTGCTCTCTGCTTCAGAGTATCTACTTCTGCTTGCCAAGTAGCACTGTGCATACGTTGAGCTGCGTTGATAGCATCAATTTTTGCTACCTGTGTGGGAATTTGATCTTTGGCTTGCTTACCCGTATAAGTAGCTTTAATAGTCTCAATAGGATTCTTAACAAAATCTAACATACCAAGAGCTTCTGTCTCTTGTACTATATTTAGATTCGCAAGTAGTCCCTCCAACTCCTGATCCCCTGCGTCCCGTAAGGTAGCAAGTCTGGTAGCGGTAGCTTCGGAAGTTTGATAAATCAAATCTTGAGCATCTAGTACATTGTCAAACTCCGCATAAGATATATTTGCGTCTGCTGCTGCTACCTTTTCAGCTAAAGCACCCTGCTCCTCTATATTTGTACCAATAGAAGTAGCTACCTCTTGGGCAGCTGCCGCACTAGTAAGTTCTGCAGTATTTAAAGTATCAAGAGTACTAAAGAGAATATCACTTCTCTCCTCTGACATCTTACGTACTCTGGCAGCATCTGCTAATGCGGCTTGTAGTTCTTCTAAGCCATTAAATTCTTCTGCCATGGTAGTTACTTGCCTCCTGTGAACGCTTCGTAAGCTTTAGAAATTCCGCCTACCAGAGAGTCTCTGTTTCGAGAAGTGCCAGTACCTGTAGTAGCCACATCTTCTTTGGTGCTAGCGGTAGTAGTTTCCGTACCAGTACGAGTCTGCTCTTCTTCTACGTCTGTAACTACTCGCTGCTCCAATCCAGTTTGGATTGCTGCAATTAGATTCTGCACTGCGCTTTGTTGGAGTGACGCAAAGTCATTAATAGCTTTCTGCTCTACTTCCGCACCGGCTTTACCGGCTTCTGCGACTAGATTATCCTGTAGCAAAGCAGTGGTAGTATCATTATATCCGCCAGATACGGTTCTAGCAGTATTAATTCCGGGCAATCCGCGATTCAATACATTACTAATTGCTGAATCTACTGAGCCTCGGGCGGAAGTCTTTGCTGCTGCAATAGGGTCTACCATATAAGTTTGCAATAATTTACCAATTTCTGAAAGTGCGGCATCTTCTCTACCGCCGCCTCGCGTAGTAGTAGAAGAACTTTGGTTTAATGCAGACTCTAAAAGAGTAGCAAGCTGATCAAGTTCACTGGTAGCGGTGCTAGTACCTGATTCTGTACTTGTACTCTTACTTCCAAATAGCGTATCGAATAGGCCCATTTTTAATTACCTCGTTGCATAGTGTTTAAGCGGTCTGTTAGTCTGGAGTACCGAGCATCAATATCTGCGCGGATACGCTCTTGTGCAGCTACTACAGAGTTATTAAGCAAGTCTTGTTGTTTTTGTTGGTACTGCAGCAAATTAACTCCTTGCTCCAATACTGGAATTCTGCTTAGAGCTTCCTCAATGGAGTTGAGTTTTCCATACATAGCCGTACTAGCTGCACCCCAAAACAAAGTACCCATTACGATAATTGCTTTAAACTGCCCGTTAGTAACTTGTCGTGCAGTCTCTAAGTCAGAGATACGATCTTCTAAACTAGGCTTTATTGTAGGTTCCATCTCTATCTCCACAGTTATACTCCGCAGTCTATTCAACAAGTTCAAAGTGTGCGAGATCATCGAAAGTCTGATCAAGTCTATCTAAGTCTGAATCCCAATCTCCGCCCCAACGTAGTTCTACTCCCACTAACTTAGCTGCTATCTTAACTGCTTGTGCCATCATACAATATTCTTCAAGTATGAAAGCTCTAGCTCTGGTAGGAGTACGTCCAGTAGCTTCTGTAATTCTTTTGATTACTATAGCATCTTCTGTGAGAGATTTATATCGGGGATGATACGGATAAATATCTACAGCGAGAGAAGGCAATGTATTATGTTTGGAGTGCGGATATCTTACTTTAGATACACCAGAGGAAAAAGCTACATCTTGAGCTTCTTTACTACGAGTCCCACACACTACAGAGAAATCGTAAAATTCAATAGCTTTATTCATTACTAGTTGCAATCGTGCATCTGCTGTAGCTAATTTGGATTTAGAATTCTCACTAAATGCTGGCATTAGCTTCTACCTCTGCTTGGCGTCTTGCTGCTTCTACGGCTGCATTATCTGCCGCTTCTTGTGCTTCCCGAGCTAACTCCAATTTAACGAAGTCTATAAAATTAAATATATCAGAGTCTCTGTAAGTACCTTGAGGTTTCTTTGGACTCCAACTCGGATTAGCGGATAGTAATGCGGTGTAAGCTGCTCCAGTAAAGTAGTGATTTTGCGCAGAGCCTTCATCAACTACAAGTAATCCAGTAGTAGGATTTATATATCCTGTACCTACTAATACTTCTACACTCTGTCCGGGAGTATGAGATAATCGTAAAACATACTGCGTAACTGTACGTTCTTGTACAGCTGGTTTAGTAATCTGTCTTGAGACTACAAGATCTTTATTAAAGCTTGTGGTTATTTTACTGTCAAGTGGGGAAGTCATACATATACCTCTTTATAGTTAAACGTGGAATGAGTAAGTGTAAGTACCTAAAGCAGCATATGGACTAGTCTGCTCATTTACAGTAAGCCTACCAGTAGCTTCCCAAGGTTTTGTTATGTATCCAGAAGTAATAGCTAAACCAGCAGAAGCTGTTACAACAGATCCAACTACTGATGCGGCAGACACTGTAGTTACTGAGGATATAGACCCAACTGCTGCTATGCTACCTAGTACTCCGGTAATGCTACCTGCTAATGATAAGTTAGTTCCCGAAAAAGTAGTAGCGTACACGGAACTAGAAGATACATCTGCAGTCACTACATTACTGGAATTAATTGCAGCTAATGCTCTTACGGCGCCTGTGCGAATGTCTGCTACAGTAGTACCACTGACTGTAACATTACTACCGTTAATACTTCCAGAACTGTGTTCCCCCAAGAGATATTTATTCCCTGACATATCCATAATTAAAGAGGATTCCCAGACTCCGGTAACTTTACTATTGTACCCAATAGATAGTCCATTAACTAAATCCATAGAGATACCAAATCGTAAATCGCCACTATATCCAGAACCTAGTCCAGCGGGCTGTGCATCCTTATGCCCTATAAATATAGCGCCAGATAACCATTCGATTCTAAAGTCAGAAGTACTTCCGCTAAATATATAACTAGGATCAGCTTGTATCTTCTTAAGTAACGCAAGCATAGAAGCCAATACTGGACTCTGCTGTGCCATACGTAACTGTAGAGTCTGCAAATCTATTGGAGTTTTCGGAATACTACCAATCTCTAAGTTATTTAAATTAGTAGGTACTGTCGTTTCCAATGTCATCTTGGGCCTCGCTGTACCAAAGTTACAAAGGCTGCAGAAATATCAAACTGTCCAGATAGTCGGAGTCTGTGAGAATCTCCAGTGACTTCTTGTACATACTGTCCGGAGTTAGCAGGATACTCAGTAAACGCTATTTCTGTACCGTAGATTGTATTATCTATAAAAGGCAAGTCATGCAGTGTGGAACTTATTCCATCTGCGGCATCTATCGCAAACTCTACTTCTGTAACTGTACAAGTAGAACTGGATGTTAAAGCAAAATCGCTCCAGATTAACTCCCCAGTCATAGCAGTAATAGGAATACTTAATCCAGTTTTGTCGTTGAAACTTAGGTACACAACTCTCAAATGGCCAGAAGTAGTCCAGATTCCTAAGTCCCCTGGAGACGCAAATAATACACTACTTACATTTATACTAGCAAATGATTGAAAGTCGAATATGTCGTAATGATCCATTGCTATAAGACCCCAACCTTTCAACAGTAAATCCCAAACTAGTATATGAGAATAGGAAGTTCCAGCATCTGATGTTTTATAACTAACACATAAGTACCGCTCCGCTACTAATACAATATTAGGTAAAGTAAATGCTACAACTCCTTTAGTAAAAGTACCGTCATGGTCACTAGTTACAAATCTACATGCAGCTAGAAAATTACTAATCTCTGGAAGTATATTAGTAGCTCTATCTATCGTAACTTCCTGAAGTCCTGCATCTGCAAATACAAAATGAGAAGGAGTAGTAATACCTTTCCCTACAAATTGATTTACTAGTGACAATCCAGAGCTACCGGGGATTTCTTCAAATATCCAAGGGTTTAATGAATTACCAGAGTATCTAGCAGACACTGCGTTTACTGTACCGTAAATAATAAATCCAGAAGGTATTTGTACGCATTTGGTAATTAACCCACGCAAAGCTTGAGGCACTGAACTACCAGCTCCTGTGCTTACGCTGGAAACTGTAGGTCTAAAATCTAAAGGAGTACCTGGAGCACTCCAGTATACAGTAGAACTATCCCAAGCTATCAGATAATCTAACCCAGCACAGACCCCTGACATAGAAGTCATGGTGATACCTTGTACTGTAGCCACAGTTATAGCGGTAAATCCAGTATCAAAAGTAAATAACCCGAAGTTAGGTTTAAAAGTGTAACTAACTCCGTTTATGAAAGTAGTAGTTGGGTAAGTTGACGTGTTAGTATCAGAAGCAGTACTTACAGTATCCCAAACAGCTGACCCAGAATCGAATACATAATGCCCAACATTGGGAGTTCCTGCGCAATAGTACAAGCCCTCTCTCCCTGAGACATCAGAAACTAGGAGTAGTTTAGTAAAAGAGAAAGTAGGCACAGCAGGTAAAGATTCAGTAGAGAATACACTATACCCTAAACTTTTTATACCATAACCAGAAACAATAGCATTCTCTAACCAAATTAACTTAGGTTGTTCTGGTTCAGTACCACCTTGTCCAAAAATAATTGTACCCCGATCAACGTCAGGGTATAAAACTGGAGTAGGATTATTTAGAGATAGTTGAATCTTGCGTTGTTCCATAATTACCTCAATGTTACCACATTCAATTCCTTACCAGACCAGAATGGAGATTCTCCGCACATACGTACAGACTTATAGTACGTGTTTACTCTTATTCTGCGAGCAGGCCATAATGCTGGATTACTGCGTGCTATAAGTGCAAGAAGATTCCGTTTAAATCTCTCATCTGCAAATCTACGATCTGCTTCTGTCTTGCCTATATGATAGTCAAAATCATGTACCATACAAGCATAACCGATGTACAGACCCCAACAAGTATCTGGAATTAAATCTATCTTAGCATTAGCAGCGCCGCATCCATTACAGATAGTAGCAAGATATATTACATCGCACTCCAACATACGAGGGTCTGCTTCCAGAACTCCTGTGCGTATTAAATTCAATGTATGCTCTAATGCTTTAATCTTTGGAGTACTCATACTAGTATCCTTGGAGTTCTATTGCTTTATCTAATAACCAAATATCATTACCTTGATATACAAAATGAGCTTCAACTTCCCACTCTGGTGAGCTTGCATGATGCACTACAAAGTTTAAATTATCTTCTAGCTTTATACAGTTAGTACTAGAAATAGCTGTTACTGTACCTAAGTAAATAAGTTTCCAAAGATTATTTCCTGTATACTCTAAATACGCTTCCTGCCCTTCCCAAAATGGAATAAATAAATCATTCTCTTTTGTAATCTGGGAAACACAAGAAGGGTATACAGGCTTAGGTAATAGTGCCACATCATCTAAAGTAACTACAGCTCTACAGTTTACTTGGAATGCGTACATTAAATCTGTGTAAGAGTTACTATGCCCAATAAAATGTACGTGACCTAATTCGTGAGTTAGGCTGTGACTGGCACATCTATCCCAACCATTCATAGAATTCCCATTCATAACTACTTCAGCAAATGCGAGAGTACCACTATCTATATAAATCCATTTTCGTGCGTAAGCTCCTGTACCTGCATCATTAGTAACAGCTATTACCTCAGCAGCAGTATCTACTCGTACTTCTATTTGTCCTCCTGTATGCACAGTAGTACCTTCCCGGTATTCCATACTATAGCGCACGTAAGATAACCAAGGGTGTATCGCGAATTTTACTGCGCGAACACTCTCAAGATTTGTATCTTCAATTGCTATATATACAGGGTAAGTCTGTGCTTGGATTTGGTAAGAAGTCAGGAATACTAGGACTGCTGCTAAGGTTTTCATAACTAGTTCTCAGATACAGGTGCCGCAAGAGTAGAGTTAATTTCTTTTTCTACTTTAGCTTTAGCTCCTTAAGTTTCCAGAGTGTAGCCACGAATAACCCACGCGATACTCATAGTAGCATTGGTGTCCGGGTCTACAGTAAGTTTGAGGTTCGTGCCGTCAGTAGTTCTGTTGACGAGAGTAAAGCTCTGAGTTTCAGCTGCAAGAGCAGTAGTAAGTGCCACATAGCGATCAGTATCACTACCGTCCCCCACTATAATATCATGCGGAGTAGCACCAGAAACCGTACCGACTATGGATTCGATGTACGCGTTTGCTGGAAGTATGGACTGGTTCAGGCCTCCAATGTATTGAAGTTCATGAGTACCATTCCAAGTGTTAGTCCAGCGAATCTCGAACTCCTTCACCATCCGAGTTGGTGTCGCACCAGCAACTGGAAGCATGGCGTGTACTTTATTAGCTGCGCCTTTCCACTGCAGGGAAGCGTCTATGCCTTCAGGGGGGAGGTGGACTGTGGCGCCGAGTTTTGCGATAATTATGTCCTTGATGTAAAAAACCTCTGTTCCTGACGGGTCTTGAAAAACAGTGCTATTATCATCGTAAGCATAGAACCTTAAGTCAGATGCGGAGCCTCCTGATTCAAACTCTGCCGAAAAAGCGGCAACAGAACCTGTTGTGTTGCCAATCCCGGCAGATGTTCCGCCACTATTATAGTTAAATCCTACGCCGTTAATATAGGCCTGCCCTGACGGTATGTAATAAAGAAAATAGACCCTGTATAGTGTATTTGCCGCAAGAATACTAGCTAGCCTAGCAAAGTGCGAGTCAAGAGTTGCGTCAACAGTAAATCGTAGCCAGTCGTTCTCTGCTCCTATCCCGTCTATGTTTCCTGCTACAGCCCCTGCATTGCCGGTGAATCCACCTGCTGTAGCACTAAAATCACTCTCATACACCGGCACATTACTCCCATACTGCCAAGCAGCAGGAAGCCCGTTTGTGTACCAGTCTAGTATCTGGGAGTCTGTGGGGGCGAAGTTGATATCTGCAACCTCGCTAACGATTCCACCTGTTATAGCCGAGCTTGTTCCAAGCTCGTACTGGCTGGCAGAGTTCGATATTGAATTTGATTTTCTTATCGATACGTTGTCGATGTTGTAGGTAGCGGCATCTGGTATTCCCATCGATTGCAGCACTATCAGATTGCCGGTATTGATGACCGTGAAGGTCAGGGCATAGGAGCCATCGCCAGATATTACACTTGTGCCGACGAGAGTCGCGCCTCCGCCAAGTTCCGCTGCTGCATAAATAGTCAAACTGCCTGCAGAGTAGCCGGTAATATCAAAGGTAAGCGTGTAGGTATAACCGGCAACAAAGCCAACACTTTGATCAAGGCTTGAGCCGTGTAGCGCCGCAGTTGCAGTGGCAACACCGGCCGCAATCGTCCACCCTGCTCCCTTTGTCCAATCGGTGTCAGTTGCAAAGCTACCATTAGTGACGAGTTCAGTGTCATCGTGCGCCGCAATTGTAACAGCCGACCCCAAGATAACACCGTTTACATAAAACGATGCTGAGCCAGCCGAGGAGGTAGTTTCTCTGACGACTTTAGGAGAAATGTTTATAGAGACGTTCGTGCCTTCAGCAAGAGCAACTGTAGAGTCAAAATGTAATCCGTTCAGCGTCAGTCGAATAACACCCGTTGTTCTCAGTATCAGAATATAGCCAGTTGTACCGTCATGCTTCTTAGAGAGAACTATATCGGATGGAGGTCTTGTTGTTTCTAAAATGTAAGTTCGCGCCTTCAGAAAATCATTCACGCCATCATCAACCTCAACCCCATCCGCAACCACAATACCCGTCCCCGCTCCTGCGGTCATAGCGATGCCTTGAGAGAACGCTTTAGGGTTTATCCTTGCGTTCATGGAACTACCAGCAACGATCAGTTCCCCGCCAAGTGCCAGATCGCCACCTATTTCCAAGTCCTCGTCAATATCCAAGGAACCTTCTATCAGACCTGTATCTCCAGATTGTATTGCCTCAAACTCTGAAGTACTGGGAAGCCAGCCAACTATTTCTTTATCTGCCATGATTAGGCTCCTATACGAATACAGTGAATACAGAGTCAGCTAAGTCAGTGTAGGTATCTGCTGTGACTACCTTACCGCCTAGCGCTGGAGTGAAAACATTTGGCACTTGCTGGAGTACAGAGGCCAAGTCAGTGTATGGCGCATACAGCAGATTGGGAGGTATACCTCCACCACCGCCTGCACCACCGCCATGTCGCCTTCTGAGTCTTTCCGCACCCATAGTATCACCTTAATCTTTAGTTACAGAAGCTCGCAGTGTGATACGCTCACCACTTACCGGAGTGTACGCTTCTCGCATTACTAGCATCGCGTACAACTGCCCAGTGTGGATAGCACCGTAGGGAGGCAGCTGGAATACGCGGGTACTCTCAGGAATCATACAGATTGCGTTACCAGAAGCACCAGCAGCAGGATTACCAACTACCCAATCTACTGCACGGAAGGGAAATACCCCTACCAATGAGTCTTCCATGAAAGTGTTAGTCTGCGTGAATCCGCTGTTATCAGAAATCAGTACTGGTACAGAGTTGAATACCCAAACCTCCCCAGTCATTTTGGTAGTAGCATTTGCAGATGACACCAGCATGAGCCAGTCAATACTACCTGATTGTGTTTCAGAGTTTCGACGAGCAGCACTAGCATCTACCAGTGCAGGACTCAATTCTGCCCAAGGTTCCCCTAACACAAAACAAGAATTAGTAGTAACAGCGGCTAGTACGTCGCCTGCAGAGTACGCTGTGGTATTACTTGGACGAACCAAAGTAGATTTAAAAATGTTAGTACGAAACGAAATTGCATCTTTCACTTTGGTATCCTCAATTATTGCCTATACAGGCGGAATGCAGATAAAAAGAAGGGAGTCCTAAGACTCCCCAAAGTACATCGCATGAAACTTATACGCCGAAATTTGTCCAATCACCGTCAGCAAAGCATACGTAAGTTCTGGTAGCAGTGGTTGCAAGCAAAGTAGCATCAGCAGCATCCGTAGTACCAGTGTTACACTTCTCTCCGACTGCTGGCCAAATTTTCAAGTTTTGTGCACCGGCATTACGAATCCGAAGTACATTACCTAAATACGCGTTAGGAAGTGTAACTCCATCAGAGGCAGTAGCAGTAGTAGATACTACAGTATACACTGCCGTAATAGGAGTACCCCCGGCTTGAGTCTGAGTAGTACCTGCAGTAAGTCCAGTAGCTACAGCTATAACCGTAGGACGTAGGAACTCTACAGGCTCCAAGAATTTCTGAGGATCAACTACAGCATTAGTCTTTACAGTAGACATATTTCTAACTCCAATTAAATTTGTACAAGTAAGTTTTCTGCTCTAAGTCTACGAATAAACCCGTTAAAAAAGTCTGCGTATATAGATGCAGAACTTTTATCACCAGCTTTTAAGTATACATAAGCAGATGCACCATCAATTATATCTTGTTCATAGTTAGCCGTAATCCAAGTAGTCTTTGCAGTAGTACTCAAATCAGGATTCTGATACCAACTCCAGCCAAGGCGATCAATACTAATCTCGCTAAATAGCTTTACGTTAGCTCCTTCTACCCAATAGTGATACGGAATTAAATTACCATCATACTGCAAACTTGAACTAGGTAATACAGGATCAAAGTACTTACCTAAAGAAACGCCAGTACTAGCGTCTAACAACTCAATAGACTCAAACTTGCGGAACCTTGTAGGTAATTCTTCAACTACAGCAATTGCAGGAGAGCCTGGAACTACGTTATCATCAGAAGTTAAATCCCGTTGATAGTAATCAGACTGGTGCGCTTTCAAGATAACTGACTTTACCGCACGCTCAATAAGAGCAGATTGGTGAGGCTTACCAGTTTCAGAAATAACAGCAGCAGTCAACGCAGCAATATCCATACTAAACTCCCAGTAAATTTAAAAAGAGGAGGCAGCTATGCTACGAATAGACTTACAAGACTGCCTCCTCAGACCTCCTAGCAGGAGTAGTACTGCTTACGCGGCTGCGCGCAGATTATAGATAATACCACAAGCTTGCGGATTAGTTAGCTCCAAAGTAAGTTCAGAAGTCAGAACTCCACCAGTAGCATCTTTACCTGTACCTGTGTGCATTTCTTGGTGCATAGTATCTCGACCAGTCAAGTACGCAAAATCGAAACTAGACAAGTCTAAGCATACTGCCATACGCTTCCAATCTTCATTAGTATTAAAGATTGGATGTTCGATCATGTTGAAAGTACCGCGAGAAGTTTTAAATTGCTTAAATTGCAATCCAAAACCAGTCTGACCATCCATAATCTGGTAAGTACCAGACAGTCTACCAATGTTATTGATAACTTGGAGAGCGCCACCGCCTACGAACAGAGTACGAACATTACCATTCATTGCGTCAGTAACAGTATCAAAGCAAGGATTCAAATAAGTCTCAAGCTGATCGTAAGTAGTAGTAGAAGCAGCTTCATACAACTGGGAAGGTGCGTACTGCTGAATCAGAGATTCAACTCCATCCATAGTAGAGAGAGGACGACCATTATAAGTAGTAAGTCCTTTCTTGCCAAAGAAGGCAGTCTTTTCAATAGCCTGTGCGTGGAATGCTGCACAGTCTCCTTTGTTCTCAGATACTGAGTTATACCCAGCTTCCATTTGCACCGCACCCAAAGTACCAGTAATATCCCAAGCATCCCGGAAGATTTGGGTATAATTCATATTACGTACAGGAGCAACTGCACGAGTCTGCGGAGCATTAGAGCCTTGCTCAAACGCACTACCAGTTTGTACAAGTACTGTATCATCCGGAATTGCAGCAGCAGTAGAGCCTTGGAAACCGCGCTGTACTACAATATGCGTATCATCTACAATACTGGTAACTAGCATGTACTCAGCTAACGCAGTGTGAACTGCAGCAGTACCTGCGTAAGCTTTTTGGTATCGTAGAATAGAGCCTGGAACTAGCTCTGAGGAATCTGTTACAACAAGAGTGGTAGCTCCGATTGCTTGGATACCGTCAACAGTGCAAGATGGGTAAATCATGCGCTTAGACCAGTAACCATGTTCAATAGCTACAGCAGTCTTTTTCTTGGCATACCCGGAAAGGGCAAATAGCGGAGCGCCGCCATTAGGCATTAGTCGTGTAATACCAGCAGCGTAACTACGACGCTCTAATCCTGTTGGTACATTGTCAGTCGAATAGAACTGCATTTATATCTCCTTGGTAGTACTCTACCGTTGCTTACTAAAAAGAGAATAGGAGTACTACTCTCGGAAAATTACTAACTATTAAAACATACCTTCAAAAAACTTACCTAGTGAAGATGTCTCAGATTCATCAGTAGGAGCCTCAGCTGGCTTAGCCATATCCGCAAAATAACTTACTGTTAAGTCTGCCAGCTCTTTTGCACTTAAATCTGGTTTAACTGTCAAGAAGTGTGACTGAATTGCAGATACCATAGGCTTATACATCGGATTACTAAGCATCTGGTTAAGTGCTGCTACCTCAGAGGAAGATTGTGCAAGTATTAAAGACTGGTTAATTTTCTGAGATACTTGAGCATCTGAGAGTTCTAAGCTTTTCTTACCTACTTGAGAAGCCGTAGCACCAGCTTGTGCATACACCTGTCTGCCTATGTTATTAATTACTTCTAACATTGCAGATACTCCATCCTCTCCACCTGCACTCATAGCCGCACGCTGTTCAGCAGTAATACCAGAAGTAAAATCTAACTTACCTGCTGTTTTCAGGTAATCTGCACTAGTAGCATCAAGTACAGTAGGAGTAGGCTTTGGTGCATCTTGGTCTACTGGCTTAGGCTTATTATTGAAGAATTCAGCATATTTATCAAGGGAGGACGATCCCTGTACTGGAGGTGTAGGTGGAGAATTAGGATCAGCTTGTGAAGAACTATGCATACCGGGTATTACTTTGGAAGCTGTAGGAGTAGGAACTTGATGCCCTCCACCAGACATTGGAGCAGCAGCCGCCGCGTTATTTGTAAAATTGAAATTTCCTGGAACTCCTGCAAAAGTTACTGGAGTATTAGCTACAATTGCTCCAAGTCCAGAAAGGCGAGATAGTTTGTTACGATTAAGGTATTTCATAATTACACTCCAAATAAAATTAAAGTTGTGCTAGAAGGTACTATTACAATAAGGATACTATATCCTCAATGTTCATATCAACATCGCTCTCCGTACCAGATAAGAGTTCTGCCTGTGGATCATACTGCTTACCGTGGATTCTTTCATTAAGTTCTGCATCCAGTACTGCGGTATTAGCATCTATAATCCACTGAATCTGTACTTCTGCTCCTCGCAAACTCATATACTGTGCTTTATATAAGTCTGGCTCTACTGCAATAGGGTCAAGGTTAAGTCTATCTTGCTGCAATAGACTAATAAACTCTCGAAAGAAATTTATTTGAGGCTCTGTAAACTTTGGGAAGTCTATATCAGTTAAATTTATTCTAGTATTAGGTGTAGTAGTCATACTAATCTCGTCAATTCTCTCGCGGAGCCGCTCCAGTATACTCTTGCTCTCATACTGTCAACCCGCTACGCTTCGCTTCGGGGTTTCCCTACGGTGACAGTATTCGGGCTACGAGTTTCCTGTCGCTGTCCTCTCGAAAATCAACTCGGGGAGTATTCAGTAGTAGTCTAAAGAATACTGTATCCGAGTCATAGTGAAAGTTACACAACTGGCATCTGTGGAGTAGGTGCTGGAGTTGCAGTTGGTGTACCGGCAGCGGGGGCTACTGGTTGTGGTGGATTCTCATATAGCTTGAGCTTGGCACCGCGAGCAGATAAACCATCTACTATCATACGTACTATATCATACTTAGGAGGAACTCCGGGAGTAGATTGCTGAATCGTAGCTAGAATTTGAGCAGCTTCTAGTAATGCCGGAATTCCCATTATCTTATCTTTGGAGAGTAAGCCGTCTGCAAGTTTAAAATCTAGTATTGCTTCTCGCAAATCTGCTGGGTTAATCTCTACTGCATCCTTAGTATTAGGATCGAGTAGTGTACCTACACTCTGGTATTGCAGTATATTGATTTTAATTATAGTTTTCATAGGTACAAAAGCTTGTGCTTCTAGCAGAATTGCCATTACCTGTTGCGTAGCATCTGCATTCTCCATTACATCATTGTACTCTTGGAGAGTCCTGTTACCTTTAGTAAACTGCCCACGCTGCGATTTGTTAATATGTGCGGCATCACTAGCCCAGCTAGATACCGCTCCAATATCTTGGTATAGCATCTGGCCGTTACGATCATCATACGGTACTGGAAAGTAGGCTCCTCTTATATCTGTTCCGTAAGCGGAAGGCCTCACAGGTATCTTGGCAGTAGGATGTGGGGAATTAATATGCTTCTCAGCAATACGAGAAGGGTCATATAGTCCACGATCGCTTAGAGCACGAGCTAAGCTTGCCAGTCTAGCCCGGAACATAGAGCCAGTTAAGTTCTGGAATGGAAGTAGGTTATCCCCCACTCCTTTAGTTTGTAATCCGAGAGAATCTTCAATAGGTTGTGCAAATACAGTAGGCAAGTAATTATGCGCGTTGGACTTACGTTCTGCGAAGATTATATTACCATTTACTTCTACGAACTTCCAAATCTGCACCATATTCGCATCAGGTACTGTGGTCATTCCAAACATAGAAGGTATAATTCTGCGGAAGTAAGTAATCCATTCGTACTTACGAGTACGGTCATTGCTCATAGGCGCGGTGTTACCAGTGAAAAAAGTAACCCAATCAGTACCTACTGTTTTAAGTTTATTCTGGCGAATAGCTGGCTCATAATACCAGTTCCTATATGGGCCTGAACTCCCTTGCTGCCACATTAGGTGCTCATTCATAATGTAACCACCATTAGCTTTCAAGTCTGCTACCCGCTGGTGGCACTGAGAAAGAGTAATACGCTCTACATTAATAGAGAAGTCTCCAGTTGTATGTACGTCTGCAGGTACTACACTAGAATCAAATGCAGTATTGTACATATCTAAGCATCGTATCTCATTACCAGAACGGAAAGCCTCAGTTACAGAAGCTTGAGTAAAGGAGATATTCGTATCCGTAGCCATGTTAAAAGTGCGTCGTACTTTCCAATCTACTTCTACTGCACACACGTTGTATTTTAAACCATTCTTAAGCCACAGACCAAGTTGACGAGTCCACCCAGTACTACGAGAGTTCTCCTCGATAATTGCTTCCATCTGCGCTGCTGCTTCTGTACGCTCCGTGCCTTCTCCTACTACGCCGAAAATAGGATTCCCACTTAAGAAAGTACCTACGAGGTACGCGTGGGCTGCATCTATATTAGGTTGGAGAATTGGTAGTTCCATTTCCTTATAAAGAGTTGTAATGATTTTTCTAGCATCACTCTGTTTAAGGTGCTCTGCGCTTTCCATGTAATACGCTAAGTCTAGGAACATATAACTAGTGCGCAATTCGTTCATTGGGCAGGAATTCCAGTCTGCACCTAGCTGCCACTTAAGATTATTTTGTACTTCCCTTGCGAGTGTAGTACTAACTGGGAGAGTTGTACTTAATCGAGAAGCAGCCGGATCACTCTGATTTGTTCCCGTACCGGGAGTATTAGGTACTACACCTACTCTTGCTGTAACTGAATTTATTGCCATTGAAGTAACTCCGAGTATTTAGTAAACTGGAAACTTAAAATAGATTTAAAAGGGTATATTCTCTACTTCTAGTTCTTCTTCCCACTGATCTGGTTCTAATGATAGTACGTCTGGAAGTACCATTTCCATAGCATACAGCCCAACTGTTTCTTCTGCATAGGCTATGTTATCTATAATATCATCCGTGTTGTTGCTTTTGAGTGGGTCGTAGACTTGAATCTGAGAGTATACACGAGAGAAGCAAGAAGGGTGGACTATAGTAGTACCAGCCATCAGTGCTTTAAACATATTTATAATTCGGGAAGGCTTAGTGCGTCCTTTTGGAGATACTGGTCGGAAGAACACACCTTGGAGTTGTCGGTCTTGTGCCTCTTTCTCAAACCATTGCAGTAGCGTACCTTGGTAAGCTCCAATTTCTGAACAGATTAGAGGTATGCCTTTTACTACTGCGTAGTCCACACACCACTTAACTAACATTGGAGCAGTAACCTGCTTAATGTGGATTTCCTGTAGCACCGGTAAGCCGCCGCTGTATACCCAATACTCTCCAACTACTTGTGCATCTGACTTCTTCTGCCCCAAGGATGGATCAATTATCAGAAATTTGCCTACAGGAGATTCTAGTGCTACGTCAATATTAAACTCTGGGACTTTAGATAGGTCAAAGTTGTTACCTCCGCCACACTCTGGATCATTCTGCACTTCTGCGAAGAATATATCTGCTTGTCCCATACTAGAGTCGTTTTCGAACTCTGAGAGTAATTGGTCTAGTGGTTGTACTTCTTCCCATAAGGCTCCACCGTCTGCAAGGATACCACCTACTATCCAACTAATCCAACTAGGATTCTTTTGTAGATTTCGCAGAATACAAGTATAGATTTCCTTAGAGGTATTCTGAATCCGAATATCCCTATACATGTTCCCTACATAAAGGAAGGTACAGTTCTTAGGATTCTTAGATTTCATCAGAGTACCAACAAACCACTGTAGTAACTTCTTAGCAGAACTCTCAGACTCTGATTCCTTTTGAGTTTGCATGTCATCTGTGATTATAAAATCCGGTCTAGCATTCTTTATATTCAAACCACGTACACTGGAACCAGAACCTAATGCTGCAAGTATGATACTCCTGCCACAGAATAAGAATCTTTTCTGCTCTGCTGAGTCTTTATCGGAACTAGCTCTCCAATTCCCAAATACATTCTGTATGTTCGGAGAGTCTAGCATATCACACACGTCCGCTAGTATGTTTTGTGCTCTATCCTCGGAACTCCCGATTATTAGAATAAATCTTCTTTTTGTAAATAGGATTGTATAGAGCACTAGGAGTTTAATTACTGTAGTCTTACCGTGGCCCCGAGGTAGCCCTAGTGCAAATTTTGAGAAGTCTCTAGTTTTCCCTAGTGCACTAACTACCAGTGCCCACATACCTACGAATACTTTAGGGAAGGGGAATTCACACACATCAGGAAGTGCGAGAGCTGCAAGGTAATTCATATCTAACCTTGCTCGCTCCCGTACCTGTTCTGTTGAGTATCTACCAACTGTAGTAGTATCCTCAGTAGGATCAATCAGTGGAGACTGAGTTACTGCTTCCACTAGTGTGCAACTCCCACGAGGAATCTAGCACCACCAGAAGCTCGTACTGCCTGTACTCGCGCAGCTAGAGTTCCACTAAGTGTCAGTAGTACTTGAGCTTTCCCTGCCTGAGACTGGCGAGCGGCAGCAGAGTGTACTTTGAAGTTGCTGATTAGCGATGCTCTTTGTATTGCATTCATTGTCATGCTTTGAACGCTTTGAACGCTTTGCTTACTTTGAACTTTGTTCATACTGTGCCCTCCTGTATTTGAGCCAGTTCCTGCCTTGAAATTAGTCTCCTACCCTCAGCTTCTGCCATTAACTGGCTTGCTGGCATAGTACGGAGTTCCCTACCATCTACTTCTACTACTTCATTGTTTGTATTGTACTGGAGATTAACTTGGATGTTACCTGAGGCAAACTTAGGGAGTTCCAGAATCACAGTAGCGTTTTCCTCTCCTACTCCAGTGCTTGCTTGCCCCATACCACGCCGAACCATGCCATTCAAAGTACGCGCAATCTGTAGTATCTCCATTGGTTTAACTACCCAATCAATTACATCTCCCAACTTTGCTAGTGCCTTATCCTCCAGAGAATCAATTTTATCGTCTCTTAGAGTCTTTGCGAGACTACGGATATTTAGATTTGCTTGTACTCCTGCTTTAAATTCTTCCTCTGCCATGTATTGGCTAATAAGCCCAGTACTCACGCACATAGTTCGAGCTACTTCTACTTGTGAGAGTCCTTTTCCGAGTAGCTCAAATGCCATACCTTTATTAGTACCTTGCCCGTATGGATTTTCATAAGAAAGGGAGCTTGTGTTTTCCGTCGGTGCTGCTCCCGCTTCTGCTTCCGCAACCTGTGCTTGTGCTTGTGAGACTTTATGCTCTTTAAGCCGCGCAATACGAGCAGCAGCAACTGCGCTTAATCCTACTTGTGAACTTGTTTGTGAATCTGTTTGCACTTGCTTGCCTCCTCTTTTGCTATATAAGTGATTGCTATATAAATGATTGCTATGTTGGTGCTTGAGGTACTACAAATTTTTACATAAGGTTAGTATACCTTAATATGGAACTACCTTGTAGAAAAGTTTAGAAATTTTCTTTTGAGGGATTAGGATTGGCGCCAACTCTGAGATCAAAAAGGCTTCCGGGGGTTGGGAGTCTAATTTGGATTAAATACCTCCTAAATTCCTACTATTTGTAGTGCAGGGTATTGACTTGGTGGTGCCAGCTATAGAGACTAGAAGTCGCATCAGCAGTCCAGGGTGCCTAACCAACTAGCCAGGAGTATAGAGCATGACAACAGTACAGATCACAACAACAGTAACTCGCCCTGTAGTGCAGTATGGCGGATTCTTCGGCAAGACTCTAATCACGGATACCTACTACCGCCATTGCTGGCAGGATACAGTAGACCAATTATCCAGACTTGGGGAGTCAGAAGCCCAACGCGCTCGGATAGCGGAAATGCAGACAGAACTTCGAAATATGATACGAGTTAATTCGAATGCTTGCATCACAGAAGCACAAGCAGAAGCAGCCGGGATACCACTCAAGCTGGTATAGAAGTACCAAGTAAGTTGCAAGAAAACAGTGCTTGTATAGGAAACCAAACTGTCCTATACTTGCACTGTGTTTAAGAAGTACCAACCCCTAGCAGGGTTAAACCCAACGGGCAATTGCCCATCATGTTTTAACTAGATAACTTAAGAGGCTATACCATGAATACATTTAACCGCTCCGCACTGTTCCCACTAATGGCCGCTGCTATTTCGGCAGAAGGCAGCGAAGATGGCAATGCTGCTGCACCTGCTGCACCTGCTGCTCCCGCTGGCTTTACTGCGGTAAATAAGGTGTTCCACTTCCGAAAGTTCAAGGATACTCCAGAGAATCGTTCTGCTAAACTTCCTGCGGCTGCTAGTGTAGATACCCAAGGTAATCCAATTGGAGCAGACCATGAAATTACAGTTTCTAGTGAAGTAGTGGAAGGTGTACAGGTATTCCAACGTACTCCCGAAACTCACACACTCTTAGTTCCTACTCCTGAACTCTTCGGACTAGCTAACACAGAGGAAAACAAGAAAGCTTTTGTAGTTCTCCAAGCTACTCTTACTGATTTTATGGTAGCTGCTGCTCGTAAGCTAGTAGATCAAGGACATACCCCTACTGAAGAGAATTGCAGTTGGGCACTTGTATGCGGTGCAGAGTATACTCGCCTTACTACTTCTGCTTCTGATTCAGGCTCCGGTATCTCTAGCGAAATGCTTAAAGACTTTGCCGCTAAGTTTACTGCGTACATGACCGCACTTGGCCGCCCTGAAACTGGTATCACTGCTACTAGTAAGATGATTACAGGTCGATTCGGGCGTATGAGTACTATGGCTTACTTACCTGTGATGGATAAGGTGCTTGCTGGCTTGTCTTTGTTCTTCTCTGAGGGCTTGGATGAAGCACAGCAAAATGGCTATGCTGCGGTAATGGAATACTTACTCCAGAAAGCTGAGGATGCACAGAAGCCTGTGGAAGTACCGGACATTGAAAGCATGTTCTAAGCTCTTGCTAGTACAGTAATAAGCTCCACAGTAAACTCCCTGCGATAGCATCAACGGGAGTTTTCTTTTACCTGCGATTTAGTAATTGCGATTTAGTAATTGCGTCTGGTACTATCTCCTATTCTGCTCAATCCCTTCGCACGCGTAGCACGCACGTATAGCATACCCCCCTAATTTTGTGTTTCTGTGTGTTTTTCTGTTTTCCTAGTACTCCTACCTTTCTTACATATCCTCCTGTACTGGTACTACCATACCTATTCTATTATATACCCCTCCCCCTACTTCCAGAAAATTGTAGTATTTTTATTTTAAAGGCACCTAAAAAACACCCTAAGATATAAGCAAGCTAGTACAGGAATAGGGAAGTAGGTAAGGTAGTAGGAGTACCAGAAAATAGGGAAAAAGCAATGGAGTAGCAAAAAGAAGGGGTCATGTTATACGTGCATGCTGCATGCTGCGCCGTACTACGTGCGGAGGGATCAAATAATTGATTGACCTCCACCTGCATATAAAGGATAATTCCAATGTAGTTCCGCTATTCCGCAAGTAATTGTAAATAAGAATCATTCTCATCTGAGGGCGCAGCCGCAAGCTGCAAGTACCGCAGTCCAATAGTCCAATAGTATAGGAGCACCAAGTAATGACAGTACCAACAAATAATGGTAGTACTAGCAGCCGCAATCTAATAGAAATGGCAGTAGTAGTGAATAAGGTAGCTAGAGAGGTAGAAAAATTGAGAGTAGCGCATAACGGGGAATGGGTTTCTTGTGAGTTCTCAAGATACAGGGCAGATGGTAGTCTGGCACTCACACTGTACACCCCAGAAGGAGAGTCTTATGCAAAGGCAAGTGTGTGTCTACAGGATGCTGCTAGAATTACAGCGCCGAATGAATCCCTTATTCTCAACCCAGATCAACTGTACATTAAATCATACTCGGAGAATGAGGGTATATACCAGTCCCTTGTTGCTTCAGGTATCATACTCCCAGAACGCGAGCAGGTGCGAGTAAACCGATATTTTGGCCCAATAGTAGATCTTTGTACTCTCACACCGAACGTATATTCATTGATTCAGAAAGCAGGAATCTAAACAGTACTCACAATACCACACCAGATAGCTGCAATGGCAGCAGGAGATAGCACAATGACTAGAACTTCCATGATACCAAATCCAAGTATACCAAAAGTGAAGGCGCCAGCAAGCTCCAATGGTATGAGTACCGCATACAAGAATTTGGACTTGGAACTACCAAGTGATCGCCTTATATTCGCACTGAAAGCACTGAATTGGTTTGAGAAACAGCCACAATGTAAGGTGGATATGAACACGTTTCACAGTATAGAAACCCGCATTGATGATTTGACCGGAATGCAGAAACACACTTGCATTGCATGTATGGCAGGAGCAGCAGCAATTAAGCGGTACAATGAGCCGGGACTACTGGAAGCCATACGCAAGGCTGGTGGCAGTAATAACTCCGATTCTGAAAATGATATATACAGATTCATTAGTATTACTGGGCAACCACATGAGACTATTATGATGTTTGAACACGGTATCAACCTAGTGAGACTTGGGTATATAGTAGACTATGTTAGCTATTTCTATCAGTCATGCTGCCCCCGGACAGCCATTTTTAAAGTAGAAGTGGCTGACTACCACACCAATCCAAAACAGTTCAAGTGCGATATGCAGGCGATAGTACGATATCTACAATCATTAGGACTCTAATCCAACTAATAGGAGCTATACCTTTATGAAAACACTATGCCAAATCAGCGGGACTACAATATCCGCTTCTAATACCTTTACTGCTCAAATAAAGTCTGCCAAGCTCCGCACTCGCACACTAGCAAGGCACCCAGTGTTCTCTTATTCACTCCGAGAATTGGTAATCCTATCTGCTGAAAAAGAGCCGCAACAGTGGACGCCAGAACAGCGGCACCTTCTATTCCTAGCATTAGCACATAAGACAGGAACACTAGTGCAAGAGTATCCAATTCTCCCCGGCTCTTGCGGGCTTACTGAGTACAAGCTACTCTCTGCACTCCCTGCAATTATACTTCTGTGTTCCCGTATCGTACTTAATCGAGAAGGCTGGAAAGACTTACAAGAGCTGGAAGCTTTACCTTCTATTGTAGTACGCGCAGATCAAGAAGCTATAGACCTCCCTGCTTTCTACTCCAAGACGATTGCTCCTTTTACAGAACTACTGGCACTAGGTAAAGCAGGTACTCGGGTAACTGAGACTCGTGACCCTGATTCAATCCTAGACAGGGAACTATTCTATGAGCGTGAGTTAAAACGCGCACTAAGTATGCCAACTAAATCAAAGTCTAATATACACAAGTACTCTCCTACAATAGGGAAGCATGTACTTAAGGTACTTTGTAATGAATTGGGTACTAAGGTGGCAATCCACGACCTACTTCCAATGGATTATTACCAGCAATACCAAGCACTACTTATAAGTAAACCTAGCGATACCGGGCATATACCGGAAGCAGTAATAAACCGACTGTGGGAGCACCTTAATAACACTGTTAAAATATCTGTAGCTCCCGAAGATACAATTATACGAGCTTATGTTTCCCTAACACTACAGCATGTAAAAGAATGTATAGAGTACAAGACTGACTTAAATGCAATGTTTGGGTGTACCACAACCCTAGTATCTGCACAGTTAAACCCTGCAATACCTGCAAATTGGCGCATACGCACACTAGCGCAAGACCCCCTAAGTGCGGGTACTCTTACACTCCCGGCAGTAGCGCCTAATACTACTAACCCGCTAGCCTTACGCTTACGAGCAGAAAGACTAGCAAAGGAAGAAGCTGCGAAAGTAGCAGCACTAGCAGTCACTCAAGAAGCTGTACAAGCTGATAGTGAAAGGGGTGTACTGTGAATACAAATAAAGTACCCCCTGCTGCAAAGCTACGATTTCAGAAACAGCTACCATCTGCACAAGCTGCAACGGAATTCCAAGACTTAGTGAACACTCGCTACAAAGTATTCCTCACAATTCCTGACATGGGAGTAAGAGAGCGGTACTTAGGCTACATAACAGAAAAGCCGGGTAAGTCTAAGACACTACACCTAGCATTCTTAGCCCATGAACAAGGAAAGTCTAGGTACGTAGGTACTAGTTGGAGCACTGCTATAGATACTCTTGCTTACCACTTAGCTAATAATATCCTTGGACTACTAATTACCAGTACTCACGGAAAGCCCGGAAAGTACACGATAGTAGAGCTAACTAATCCACTAGAACTTAAAGATAGAGGATATTCTCAATGTCTGAATTACAAAACTTAACGAGAGTACAGGCACTTCTAGCAGCAAGTAAGAAGAAAGCGCAAGAAGCTCCGCAAGTACCTCCTGCCCCAGTACCCGCTACACCTGCACCTGCACCTGCACCTCCGCTTAAAGCCTCTCTTGCTATACTTGAAAGTATAAAGAGGAGACAAGCAGAACTTGCAAAGATGCAGGAAACTAAAGTAGCTGCGGGTATCCCGACGAACGCAAGTACGAACACTGGGACAAGTAAAGGTACTTCGCTAGCTGCTACTAATGCGGCGAATTTAGCTGCAAAGCTACGAGTACAAGCTGCACTAGCTGCAAAGAAAGCACAACCTCCTAAGGAAGTGGAACTAGTACTGCCTGCGAGAGTAGCAGAATCCGAATCTACTCCTACTCCTGTAGAAGGTACTCTTATCCTCTCCTCAGAGCCTCGCTCTAAGTCCGAAATTACAGCGGAGGATTTAAACCCTAAACAAGCCACCGCTGTATCCCTAGCAGAGCAGGGTAAGTCCTTTGTACTTATAGGTAGTGCAGGATCTGGTAAGACTACCACTACTCGTATCATTGCAGAAGTACTACACGCTTCCGGTAAGATTGCAAATATAAGAACAGGACAGGATACAAAGTACATGCTTCCCGATAAACCCGCTGTAGCAGTAATCTCTTTTACTAATCAGGCTGTTACTAACATTAAAGAAGCTATGCCTACGGAATACAAGTCTCAATGCTTCACTGCCCATAAATTACTAGAATTCAAACCAACTTACTTTGAGCTTGAAGATGAGAATGGAGATGTTCGTAACTCTATGCGGTATGTACCTTCTCGCACTTCCATGAATCCTATTCCTAAGTTGGATGTACTAATAGTGGAAGAAGCAGGTAATGTAGGTATAGACTTGTATGATTTAGTAGATGCTGCAACTCCTGCCTCTAAAGTAGAGATACTGCTAGGAGACTTAAACCAGCTTCCTCCTGTATTCGGCGATGCTATTCTAGGATATAAACTCTTAGAGTACCCAGTAGTAGAACTCGATCATATATACAGGCAGGAGACAGATTCCCCTATTAAGAAGTTTACCTATGCAATCCTAGAAGGTAGACCACTAAGTGATTTGCAAGTACAGAAATTTGAAGTAGCTGGAGAATTGGAATTCAAACCATTCAAACTGAGAAAGGAACCTGATGATGCACTACGGGATGCAGGACAGCACTTCCGCAATTTAGCAGAAGCGCACTTTCGGCATGAGAAAGATGGTACAACTCCTGCAAGCCCCCTAGATACTTTTAACTATGAGGAGGATGTAGTATTAATTCCCTATGGTAAAGGTTTTGGTTCTATTGAACTTGCAAAGCATATAGCACAAGCTGTAAGTACTGCATTAGAGTCTCCTACCTTTGAAGTTATAGCAGGATTTATTAAATACTACTACGCTGTAGGAGATATAGTATACTGGGATAAGAACAAGTGGAGAATTGCAGACATAGTACGGAATGCAGATTATATAGGGAAGTCTCCTCAACCTGCGAGTACCAAGCTAGATCGTTGGGGTATGCACTCAGACGTGAGGGAGCAACTAGAACTTATGGCGGAGCAAAAGCAGATGGACTTAGAAGCACAATTCGAGCTAATAGCGAATCTCTCTATGTCTGCTGAAAATGATACTGCTTTCCACCAAGCCTCCCACACTATTATATTAGAATCCCTAGGCGACCCTGATCGAGGTAATGCAGAGATTTCTCGTACTGGCGATATAACTAAGATGTATTTTGCCTATGCGCTAACTGTGCATAAATCCCTAGGCTCTGAATGGGGTAAGGTATTCTGCTTATTCCACCACTCTCACAGTACTATGATTCAGCGAGAACTTCTATACACTGCTTGTACTCGGGCACGTAAGTATATGAGAGTATACTACTCTGGAGAGCACCGAGGTAAGGGGAACGATTCTGTATTTCAGAAAGGTATAATCTCCCAACGTATTCCCGGCAATAACTTGGAGGCAAAGTTAAAGTACTTCCGGGATAAGCTACTTGCAGAAGCATTGAAAGCTGAGAATAGGAAAGCTCAAGCAGTAGGACGTTCTCCTGATATAAATAGCGTACTTAACCGACCTATCCCTGAACTCGCAGCAGAAATGTTACAGCTAATCCGGGATAAGAAAAATCCACTAGGTGCACCTAAGCCAAGCTCTGACGATCAAGATAACCAAGACGAGGAGATATTCTAATTATGAATCCTACTGATACTTCCATAATCTACGAAGCTCCATACATTGAGAAACCTAAAGTACCTAAACCGTACTCCACTGTAGAGACTGTAGAGACTATAGAAAATTTAATATCTCCAAGGTACTATGCAGCTTTATACGAGTGGAGTTCAGTGGAAGGGAAGTATGTCCAAACTCAAAGCGGCGAGATACTTTCCCATCGACTACCTGCAAAGCTACAGGCAAAGGCACTGGCTACAGAATTCAAAGCTACATACCTTACCTATACAACTCCAGCAGATATTAGAAAGTTCAATGAGACTAATCCAAAGTCTTACCAGTACTACGAACGCAACTTCAACATACGCAATACTAAGCGAAGAAGGAGATAATAGATGCAAGATTTACTGGATAGTATGCAGTACCGTTGGGACTGGCAGTACTTCAACCATGAGGCTATTACAGAAGCTTGGGATGAGTATTGCTGGATTACCCGAGTACACTTGGAGGAGGACGGACAGTAATGGGGCTACCATACACTAACTCTAACCTTCCCTACGCGCACCCTGCTGCCCGCTGCCGTATATGTAATGGTCAGTATGGGGGAGTAGTAGACGGACTATGCTTACACCACCAACCTCTTACTACCGCGCCTGATGCAGTATGGCCAATTGACGAAACTCTATCTGAGGATATTACAAATGCAACCAATACTTTACCAACCAGTACTGATTCACCCGTTTGATGTAGTAGTAGGATTACTAATCTGGGTATTACTATTTTTATATATAACTATCCCAACTTCTACGAAACTAAACCAAGCCGAGAAAACAATTTTTATTGGAGGTATAGTAGTATTCTTACTTCTATTCCTATTCTCTGTTGCTGCTTTGTATTTTCCAATGAGGATACCAGTATGAGCACATATAACGCGACTAGACTACCTGCTTTTGCACTACTAAAACCAGAAGTAGCAGAACTCTTTCCTAGATTTACTCTTAAAGAGCACTATCAATTACTATACTACACGCTATCCCGAGATAGCAAAACCGGTAAAGGTATAATACAGGATGATAAAGGCTGGAAAACTGAAGTAACTACAGATCAGTTTACTTTCTTATTCTGTACTCAAATTGATAATGAACTCTGGATTCCTGTACTAGCAGGCACGAAAGAATGTCCAGTACGCCCCGGCACAGTAATCGTATACAGAATGAATAGTGAATCTTACATAACCGGAGTACCCGAGAGATTAAACTGGACTGGCACTGCTCCGCACTTTCCCATTACTCACTACTATCAACTATTGAACGCTAATAATTCCTTACTATGAGCCAAGCAACTAAACCTCATACGCAACTCTATATTTCTGCCATTACTAGAGTAGCTGGACTTACTCCTGAGGCGTGGCGGCACTTTATATACGCGTCTGTGCGAAAGTCTAGTGCAGTTGCAGCAGTTTGGGAATGGAAGCATGGATACCTGTGGGATATACTAGCCTATGCAGAGCTAATACCTTCTGGCCCCGGACACTCTCGGAATAACTACCGCTGGATAAAAGGAGAGAATACTGTGTACAGGAGTAAAGCAGTAGTATGTTTAGGCTGCGGTGCTGTGGTAATAAATCCTTTACAGGGTGAACGCTGGTTAGTCCAAGGATGTGGCTGGTGTGAGACTTTCCCAGTAGCTCCTACTAGAGCTTCCATTTGGAACACAGTACAATACTGGTATGCTCCTAGACAGGAAGAGCTACTTACTCAACTAAGACCTAGTTATTGGGACTAACCTACCTATATCTTAATATCTTCTTGACACTTACACCTTACCTGTGCCATACTAGGCACTCGGAGAGATCGCAATGAGTAATATGTACCAGAAACTCCTCGATGTTATACTAGATTCAAACTCCCCTGACCCTACTATTGTAGTGTACAGTGAGAAACAACTTGCTAGTCTACGTGCTGGGTTAAGTAGAGCCAAGCGTGTAGCAGAGACAGTAAGAACTTTTACAGGTGAGGAGACTTTAGATAAGTATATATTCAAGTACACTCCTGCGCCAGACAACCCAAGCCTTATAACAATATCCCTAGTACCAGCACCGCAAGGGTTTGAGATAATCTTTGCAGATAGTAGAGGTAAACCTAATGAAAGTCCCGGCGAGCAAGTACTCGATAACGTGGCAAGACCTGAAACTGGCACTTAAAATAGAAATTCAACTTGCTAAGAGTCATCTATATACTCCGCAGCAAATTGAACGCCAGTTAAAAACCATACGTAAAGCAATCATTAAGCAGAAGTATGAAGATTGGCAGTACAAACGCATCAATCCTAACGCTAAAATTTCAGCAGTACTGGATATAGATGCAGGTACTATAGTCTTTACACTAGACCCTGATTGCCGAGACTTGTCTAAGCACTTTGAATAAGCACACTATTACTTAGGATACTATCTAGGATACTATTATGGCTAATACTTTAGAGTTATTAAAAGCTAAACTTGCAGCAGCGAAGGCGGCAGGGGAATCCTCTACTCCCATTGCTCCCATTGCAGCAGGTAAGATACAGACAGCAGCACAGGTACAACAAGCACCTACTGTAAGTGCAGTAGAGAGTAGCTTACTTGTAGTCTCTGAGCACATGAAACAGCTAGAAGGTTTTGATCCTGTAGCTTTTGTAGGTAAGCTTGCAGAAGTACGACAGGGGGTAGAAGCTCGTGCTCCCGGTATCGAAAACTACTTCCGAGAAATTAACAAGAACTTGAATCAGTACCCTGAACTCTGTCACCTTCTTAATGACGATCAACTTGCAGCACTTACTGCCGGATTATTCTACCTTACTGATACTAATATGGCAGCAGCAGTAGTAACTGGTAAGAGTAAGAAAAATCTTACTATTAATGAATTGGAAGCAATGTTCTAGGAGGGTAGTATGGAACTGGAATTAGAAGCAGCATACTGGATTAAGGATTACGAATGGGATGACTGGAAGATAGCAGTCTGGTCAGATTGTTACTATGAAGAAGGTAGCTGGTTTGATTTTGGGAGTGAACTAAGTGTCGAGGGTTTTGTACCCTACCAGATAGGCCCGAAGATTGTACCTCCAAGTCCAGAGGAAGAGTTGCCTTTTGGGTTTGTCTGTAGTACCAACTATGCTGAGTGGTCAGAAGGGCACTACACTACACTTGTAAAGCCAAGTAAGGATACTGGGTATTGCAAAGTGCCAGTATATCTCCATCCGCCCAAGTTTGGGGGCTTGACACCGTACCAGATAGGCCCGAAGGCTGTATTTCCCACGCCAGACTTTTGCTTGTATGTGCAACTACCGTACACTGATCCACTCTATCCCGGTCAGTGGCAAACTGCGTGTGGCGGTATACACAACTTACCTGAGTTAAAGTACCAAGACTCTGGATACTGCATGGCTTGTGGTGGTAAACTTATTTATCAGCCCGGAGGCCCCAATGCCTAATAAACTACAGTCCAAATTCATAGCTGCTGCCGCTGCACCTGCACGAGACTCCAATAAGTATGCGGCCAAGCAACCTACAGTACTCGGAGGTTTCGATGAATACAACTAAGGTATTGCTCCATGTCCGGTAAACTAGACTATGGTATCAGTGATGGCAAGGGACTCTCATATTCCCGACGACTCACTCTCCACGCTTGCCCGCGTAAGTTCCAACTTGAGAACATATACAACTTGGGTATGCGCCAAAATACTATTGACTTTGCATACGGCCACGCAGTTGCAGCAGGGATTCAATCACTAGTAGTGGAGCCTGATAATATCAACCTTGCTACTGTCTGTACTGCTGCTGCTTGGACTATGCCGATTAGTGAAGTAGACTTCCACTCTAAGAAGTCCCTATGGTATGCGATTCGTATGGTGCAAAAGTTCTACGAACTCTTACGAACTCCTGCTACTAACTTCCTCCGCAACTATGAGATTGCAATGTTCCCTACGGCTGAAGGTACACTACGTCCAGCAGTGGAACTTACCTTTTGCATTAACTGCTACGGTGGCTACGTGTATGAGGGTCACATAGATTTGGTACTTAAAGAGAAGGATGCAGCTAAGTATCTTGTATTAGAAGCTAAGACTACTAAATTTGTTGAAGTAAGTGATTCTAGTTATAAGAACTCAGACCAAGGACTAGGGTACTCTTTAGTAGTAGATTCGATAGCCCGAGACTTGGAAGCTACAGGTTCCTATTCAGTACTGTATTTAATTGGTAAGAGTACGAGGCAAGAATTCGAGTACCGCATCTATCCTAAGTCCCGAGTACAACGAGCACAGTTTATCAATGGGCTGATCTTAGATATTGAGATAGAGTCTATGTATCGGGAGTTAAATATCTACCCTATGTATGGGGAAAGCTGCTTCAATTTCTTCAAGCCTTGTGAATTCTTTGGGCGTTGCGATAGTCCAGACGCAGTACTTCTAGCTGTAGCTAAGACTCACGGAGCAGAGGGTGCCAGCTTTAAACAGATGAAGTACTTTGATTTCGTGTATGAGTTAGAAGAAATTAAACGCCACCAAGAAGAACTACTAGAGGTAATTTAGTATGAGAAAAAATAAAGGTACAAGAATTTCAACTCCACTACAACGCCAAGCTACTGCAAGGAACTGGTACATATTCAAACTTCGTGGATGTATTTCTAAACTTAAACTTATCCATAGTAGAGTACCTTCTCAAGTAGCTAAGATAGCTGCTACTCAACTAGTAATTACATATAATGCGGAGTTAACTAGAGTAATTGCTATGTCTACTCTGGAGTTCACGCAGTATGCACGCACCAATACCCTAATCGATTTTTAACTTGTACCTCAACTTACTAAGGAACTGCTATGCGAGTATCTTATGCTATACATGTACCAACAACTCAATACTTTGTATCTAATCGTTTAAACTCTGAATCCGCAGTTAAGGCTTGGATTGCAGAGCAGAAGAACCCGGAAGAGTACATAGTTAATACTATTGATTTTCCAGAGCAGCAGTGGATTACAATTAAAGCAAAGCTAGACCATGTAACCCACAATGCTGTACTTGCACACGGACTAGGCGAAGTCAAAGTAGCTAGCTTTGGGGAAGCCGGAGTTAGTGAAGCTACTCCTAAATTAAAAGTTCATGTGAAGCAAGCTCCTGCTAAACTTACAGAAGAACAACTGCAATCTATTACAGTAGAGTGTGAAGGCTTGCAGAATCTAATTGTTAAACTCCAACAGAACTTAGAAGGTTGGGCTGAGATAGCTACAAGTTCCCAACAAGAAGCAAGTATCCGTACTATTAAACAAGAGATAGACGGTGCAGAACGTAGACTCGCATATCTACAAGCACAAGTGCATGGATTGGAAACAGCCGATGTGGAACTAGTAGAAAATTCTGGATTTATTCCAAAAGAATTAGCTGCAATAGCTGTGAATTCAGACCCTAAAACTATTACATTTGCGAACGCATCTGGAGCTGTTGCTGTTTCCCCAACTCCCCTAGATTTAAAAGCAAAGCTAGCCGCACTTACTACTAAAAAGTAAAAGGTAAGTAATAATAAATATGTTATTATCCCACTTAACCACTATCCCCTAGCAGGAGAATACCAATGGCACTACCAGCGTTTGTTATACTCGCAATTAAACAGGTTGCATTAGATGCAATCAAAGCGAAGTTTGGTGAGAACTTACCAGATGACTACCAAATATCCGCACTAGTTGAGGATATGGAGAACTTGGAGCACGAAGTTAATGCAAGTGTAGTTAAAAACTTAGGTGTGTACGCACAGCTTACAAAGCTTGCTACGATTCAGGACTCTCGGATAAAGACACTTGAGGACAAGCTCAAAAAGCAGCATGTTCCAGTAGATGTGTACAAGTTGAAGTATAATAAATTGTGCTTTGCTGAGGTATGTAACGAAATGCTTACTACTTTATGTGAGGCTCATGTACCTAAATCGGAGCTAGACAAGTATAAAGAACTTCGCAGTTCTGCCTCTGAATTCTACGGGATACTTACCCCAGTTTCAGTATTTACTGAATTGGAAAATATCCCTGAACCCGTAGAGGAAACTACTCCAAAAGAAGAAGGTACTCCGGAAGTAGAGAAGGAGACTCCTAATGAAAGTGTCTGATACTTCTGTCTCTGATACAGGACACCACATATGTATCTATGGCCCGTCTAAATCAGGTAAGACTCTCCTTGCTGGCCTTATAGCCGCAGAGTTTAATATACTGTGGTTTGACTTAGAGCATGGCTCCCTTACTTTAAAGCAGTTACCTTTAGAGTACCAGCAACGTATTGAACTTATTA